AAAACGAGATTATGCCGGTACTGAAATTCTTTGGCGATTCATACGCCATGACAGATTTTAACCGGAAGTATTTAAACAAAACATTTAAGACGTTACGTCTAATGTTTGAAAAACGGTTGAAGGAAACTTACGGATATGGAACAAAGGATGTATATGTAGCACCTGGCGCTACAGAAGAAAACGGCTACCATTTTACGATGCTACTCAATATGATTCTGAAGCTATCGGCACCTGATATGCCTAGCATTGTTAGCTTAATGAAACAATATGTGTATTGGACCAATGCTTACTGCTTATATCGATATACAAATATCCCATTTGATGACGATGTGCTAGGGGCTACAAGAAAAGGTATGAACTTTCAAGAAGCGCTTAGACAATCATATAAGGCTCCTAACAGTAGAGCCTTGCGGAAGCGTATGGTTGATGATCCATTGAGCGTATACATGTCTGATGTTCTTAATCTTTTTAACGATGAGAATTGTAGACGCACTATACTCACATTACAGCGTAGTAGGCATGAAGGTACGGACCTATATTTTGGTAAGGCCCACAATGCTAATGATGTACGTAAGGCGATGAAGCTAAAAAGCCCACATGCAACGTTTATGTGGCAACAACTAATTAACCGGTGCGGTGAACCTACCATATTACGTTGGCTATTAGGTGAGGACATTCGCGCTATAGAAGATTGTGTGGATATGCACGCAAAACTCGAGCCAAAATACCAAGAGGCATTATGGAAGAAACGATTCAAGTTGAAGAACTTCCATGACGAAGTAATCAATATCTTTAATAAGCAGGAATATGGAGATGTAATATTGCCTGCTCAACCTCAATTACAAGCAGATATGAATGGGATGCACTTTATGGTCCCAAAAACTGCAGCTGATTTAATGACATATGGAAAGCGATTGAAGAACTGTGTAGGTTCATATCGTGACCGTGTCATTCAAGGGCAAGCAGCAATTGTGGTTGTCACGGATGATGACATGAATCCTATTGCATGCCTAGAGTTAGCCACTGGTAATAAGGTTAAAAAGGGTCAACCTAAATTTAATCATCTAGTGCAAGCGAAGTTATTCGCGAATGCACAACTAAAAAAAGACAATAAAATTCACTCTACAGTGATGAAATGGGCCAATCGTTTAAAGATTGAACCTCACACTATTGATGTGGATGCTAATGTTGTATAGGAGATTACTATGAAACTCACAAAACTAGAATTACTAAATTTTAAAGGCCTAAAATCCTTTACTATAAATCTTAGCGGTGATGTTATCATCCGCGGAGATAACGCTACCGGCAAGACAACCGTATTTGACTCTGTATGTTGGCTACTGTTCGGTAAGGATAGCTTAGATAGAGCTGACTTTGAGATTAAAACACTTGA